GCCACTCGGCTATGCTAGATTGGTTGGATAGGACAAAGTGCAGCGCGGACGATTACGTCCTAATTTGGAACTCCCTACCAGAGTGGGCGGGTACATCAGACAGTCCTTTGCTTCGCGCAAAGATCATGGAGAAGGCAAGATGAATGCAAAAGACACGTTAGTTTCTGTTGTTACATACATGGTCACGGCCACTTTGTGCGCGGTTGTGCTTTCCTTAATCTGGGCGCTGATTCATGGTTTGTTTGTCAAAGAAGTAGACAACACCAAAATTTTTGAAGTTATTGGCCCAGCGTTTCAGACCATCATCGGTGGACTGATTGGCTGGCTTTCTGGCCTCAAAGTAGGCTCACACATTGAAGAGGAGAAGCCAAATGGCCCTTGATCCTGTATCCGCGCTGCTTGACATTGGCGGCAAAGTCCTAGATAGGGTTTTCCCTGATCCCGCCCAGCAGGCTGCTGCCAAGCTGGAGTTGATGAAGCTACAGCAGTCTGGCGAGTTGGCCCAGCTTGCAGGGCAAATGGACATTAACAAGCTAGAGGCTACAAACCCCAGCATTTTTGTCTCTGGCTGGCGTCCTGCTATTGGCTGGATATGCGGCGCTGGGTTCGCTGTGCAGTTCGTCATTGGCCCGCTGGCTGAGTGGGGTTCTGCGCTGGCGGGTCATCCCGTCAAGTTCCCCACTATGGACACCGGAACCATGATGCCGCTACTGCTGGGTATGCTAGGTCTGGGTGGTATGCGTACCGCTGAGAAGATTCAAGGCGTGGCAGCAAAATGAATTTGACCAAGAATTTCACTTTGGAAGAGCTAACTATTACCGATCACCGGGAGTTTAAGAATGAACCTAACCCTGCTGAAAAAGCAAATCTCGTCCGCATTGCAAGCCTTTTGGAACAAGTTAAAAGCGTTCTGGGAGGCGTACCGATCATGGTCAACAGCGCATTTCGGAGCAAACAAGTAAATGATGCAGTGGGCAGTAAAGACACTTCTCAGCATCGGGTCGGTTGTGCTGCTGACATTCGTGTACCCGGCATGGCCCCCGACGCTGTAGTCAAGGCGGTTATGGCTGCAAAGCTACCCTTTGACCAGCTAATCAGAGAGTTTGACCGCTGGACGCATATTTCGGTGTCAAACGACCCCAAAGGCAAGCCTCGCGGTCAGGTGTTGATTATCGACAAACAAGGCACCCGCCCTTACAATCAAGGGTAACAAGGACTGATTTGAGAGGAATGTATGACGACCGCTTCGGTAATGACGTATGACTCCCTTGTAGAAGACATTCAGTCCTACTTGGAGCGGACGGACGCCGCCACGTTGGCAAAAATTCCTCAGTTCATCATGCTGGCGGAGCAGATTATTGCCTCCGAGATCAAATTCCTTGGCAACTTGGTGGTGGTAAGCAGCAACATGGTTCTGGGCGAGGCCACCATTGCAAAGCCAGCGCGTTGGCGCAAGACGGTCTCCATGAACGTGACGGTGGCCGGTAAACGCCAACCCGTCCTGCTGCGCACCTACGAATACTTGCGTGAGTATTGGCCCAGCGCCAGTTCAACGGACGTTCCACTGTACTTCTGCGACTACGACTACGAGCATTGGCTGATAGCGCCCACCCCGGCGGCTGCGTACAGCTACGAGGTCTTGTACTACGAGCGCAACCAGCCCCTTGATTCGACCAACCAATCCAACTGGTTCACCCAATACGCCCCACAGGCGTTACTTTATGGCTCGTTGCTGCAAGCAATGCCTTTCCTGAAAAACGACGAGCGCATTCCCATGTGGCAAGGCCAGTACGACAAGATCATTGCTGTATTGCAAAACGAGAATGTGATTCGCGTAGCTGACCGCCAAGCAATTGTGAGGGACACATGAAAACGTGGTCTCTCTACATTGTGACAAATGCTTGCAATGGTAAGCAGTACGTTGGCCTCACCAAAAATTTAGATCGCAGGCTCAAGCAACATATGTCTGCAAATGGAAGCGCTCCTGCACTCCATGCGGCGATCAAAAAGTACGGAGCCGATAGTTTTGTTTTTTCTCACATTTGCGATGCGTTTGATTTTGACGCTGCCTGTGATCTTGAGAGGATGCTCATTCAGCAGCACAACACCAAAGCTCCTTGCGGTTACAACCTTACAGACGGCGGCGAGGGTGTTGCTGGTCGTCCGATGACAGAAAATGAAATTGAACAAAGGCGAAAATTTATGTTGGCGTATGCCGCATCTTTGACCGTAAAAGAACGCTCAGAAAAATTTGGATGGGCAAAAGGTCGGAAATGGACATCTGATCAAATTGAAAAAATTCGGACATCCAACAAAGGAAAAAATATTGGCAAAAAACCCAATGAAGAAGTTCGTGCAAAAATGTCTGCCTCGCATAAATCTAGGACTCGCAGCCCTTTGAGCGAAGAAACTAAAGAAAAAATTCGCCAGTCTCTTCTTGGCCGAAAAATGCCAGAATCAGAAAAACCAAAGCACGCAAGTTTTTTAGGGCGCAAGCACACGGAAAAGACAAAGGCAAAAATTAGAGCATCCAACATAGCTACAAAAGCTATAAACAAAGCGCAAAGAATTGCAGAAAATAAGGTGACTTTATGAGTTTTACCTCGCCCTTCACGGGACAAATTATCCAGCCAACGGACGTTTCGTTCCGTTCAATTACCCTGACTGCAAATACGCAGTTGCAGTGGCCCATCAATGGCAGCGTCACGGACAGTGTGGCCGCTCGGATCATGCAGGTTAGTTCATCATCCGCTGCATACGGCCTGTATATGCCGCCAGCAAACCAAGCCTCTGTTGGTCAGGATGCTTTGATCCGCAACACTGGGAGCTTTGCAGTTACGGTTTACGACTACAACGGCGCAAACGTCATTGTTACCGTGCAGCCAAGTCAGGCGCAGTACATCTACATCACTGCAAATCCAACTGAGTCTGGCACTTGGGGAATCATTGCTTTTGGTTTGGGATCATCCAATACCGACGCAGCAACGCTTGCTGGGTATGGGCTGCTTGCAATCACCAACACGCTCAACACCGCGCACCCTGTTCAAACTTTTGGAACAAACTACACGGCGCTTACTACTGACAGGGCCACATCCTACGTTTGGACTGGCGGCGCTGGAACCTTAACGCTTTCCTCTGTTGGCACGCTTGGCAATAACTGGTTCATGCTGCTTAGAAATGGCGGCACTGGTACGCTGACCGTTTCCCCATCGGGAGGTAACCTGATTAATGGCGCTGCTTCCATCATTTTGCAGCCTGATGACTCGTGCATTATTTGCTGTTCTGGCTCGGCTTTTTACACCGTTGGTCTTGGTCAAAACACGCAATTCAACTTCAGCCAGTTGACCAAGGCAGTTACCTCTGGAACGTACACATTGACCGCCGCAGAGGCGTCCAACACCATCCAGAAGTACACAGGCATTTTGACTGGCAACGTCACCATTGTGGTGCCGCAAACAATTCAGGTCTACTACGTCACAAATCAGACAAATGGTGGCGGGCCGGGATACACGATCACATTTACCACCAATGTGTCTGGGGCATCTTCGGCAGTAATAACCCCTAGTCAACAAGTAATTCTTGTTTGCGACTCTACCAACTTGCTCAATGCGGCGACCATTACCGCAGGCGCTAATTCTTTGTCGCTTATTGATGGAACGGCTGGCGGCCCATCGTTGAACTTTGGCTCGGAGACCTCAACAGGTATTTACCGTCCCGGATCTGGTGAGTTTGGTATCTCTATCCTTGGTACGCAAAGATTTGACCTCACGGCAACAGGACTGTCAATTACTGGTACTGGCAACTTTACTGGCGGAGTTTTTGGCGGTACATACTGATGGGACAAAAAGTCTTTACTCTTGGCACGCAACCCGGCATCCAGCGGGATGGAACAGTCTTTGACAAAAACTTTTACACCTCTGGTCAATGGGTTAGGTTCCAGCGTGGCCGTCCTCGCAAAATTGGCGGGTATAGGGTCATGTCTGCTCAGTTGACCGGCCCTTCGCGTGGTGTTTGGCTAAACGCACAAAGCGGTACTAATTACATCTACAGCGGGTACAACAACGGCTTGCAGTCCTTTGGTGTTGACAACAACGGGGTTGGCGCTGGATTTACCAACTACACACTATCAAACTTCACTGCCTCAAACAGTAACTTGTGGCAGTTTGATGGTTTTTATGATGTGGCTGGTTCTGGAATTCAATCATTACTTGCTTCCCCATGCCAGAACCTTTATGACATCACTAACACAGTCAATACTCCGGTCTTAATCGGAGACATTGTTGGCTCAACAATGAGCCAGATTGGTGTGTTTACGGACAACGTGGTGTTAAATAGCACCACCACAATGTCGTTAGCTGTCACCAACACCTTGATTGGCGCTGGACAATCTATTTCCGGCACAGGCATCCCCGCAAGCACTACCGTCACCGCTTCAACGCTTTCTGCGCCAAACTTGGGTGCTGTTGCGGTTACCGGAATAGGGGGTCAATGCAGTTGCACCTCAACCGCAGGGTTGTTTGTTGGTCAGACGGTAAAGACTTCTGGCACGTTGACAGGCACTGCAACTGGCATTGCAACCAACACAACCTACTACATCATTGCCACAAACTTTGCTACCACATTTCAATTGTCAGCCACTTCGGGAGGCGCTGCAATCGTTACCACCGCAGGCACAACCACTGGGCTTGTTTTTACCCTTGGTCAATTCCAAGCGGTGACAATCTCAAATGCGGCAACCGCAAGCTCTGGCGCAACCACGAT